CTGGCCGCGGGCACCCGCGGGGCGAGCGGCGGGATGACGCGGCGGGTCCCGGGGGCGCCGGTCGCGGGTGGCGGCGGGTCCTCGCGGCGGAGGCGCGCGATCTCCAGCGCGGGCTCGACGGCCCAGACGTCTTTGAGCGGGCGGAGGGAGCCGGCCTTGTCGATGGCGTCGAGCTGTTCGAGCGTGAAGACCGAGCGGCCCGCGTACTGGAAGCACTCCTGATCGTCGGCCGGGTACTCCTTGAGGAACTTGTAGAGCTGTCCCTTCGAGTCGTAGAAGCGCCGGGTCGTCTCGTACCAGTAGAGCTGATCGCGGCTGAGCGTGACGGTCCGGCCGCCGTACCACTTCGGGCTGTCGCGCGCGCACTTCTCGGCGTGGGCGAGGGTCGAGGGGGCGGGCGTCCAGGTGGCGGGGGCGGGGAGGGAGTACTTGCTCGGCTCCGCGCTCCAGGGGATGAAGACGTTGACGAAGCGCCCCTCGCCCGCCCCGCTCGCCAGCCAGTGGCGGTGCCACCAGTCGCCGGCGAACTCCGCCGTCGCCTCGTAGAGGACGAGGGTCGCCGGGGCGTAGGGGATGGCCGGGAGGAGCGCCGTGTCGAGCTGCTCGGGGTTCTCCCAGGTCGGAAGCTCCGAGATGTGGACGCAGGAATAGGTCTGGCCCCGCCCGATGGCGCCCTTACTGCCTTCCATGCCCGAGACCGATTGGAGCGCGCCGCGGGTGGATTTGCCCCACGCCGTCTTGAGGTAGCAGGCGTTGACGAGGGCGAGTTCGCGATTCTTGTTGAAGCTGACGCGATCGGGCTTGAGGAACCAGGGCAGCTCGTCGTAGATGCGCAGGACCATGCGGAAGAGATACCCGGCCTGCTCCTCGACATCGGCCCCGGCCAGGGCGCGCACGTGCGTGCGGGTCACGAGGCGGTGGGCGACGAGCGACTCGGCGAGGGTGGAGACGCCGAGCTGCCGCGCCTTGAGGATGTTGAGGAGCAGGCCGTCGGGCGACCTTTCACTGACTCGCGCGCGTTCGAGGCGCGCGAGCTGGTCGAGGACCATGCGCTGCGACTCCCAGAGCGGCGAGAGCCGGCGCAGACCGTGGCCCTCCTCGTCGATCCAGACGAAGGCCTCGGCGAAGTACGGGAAGTCGTAGACCACGCGGAGCTGGGTCGCCGAGACGAAGCGCTGCTCTTCTTCGGTGAGCGCGCGGCGGAAGCGGCCCGATTCGTCCACGGCCTGCATCGCCGAGGCCGTGAGGGTGGCCGTGTCGGCGAGCGAGTAGTGCGGGAAGCCGCCGGGGAAGACGGAGGCGAAGGCGCGGGCCACCGCCGCCTCCCGCTCCGCGATGAGGGCTGGATGGTACATCGGGGTGCGGCTCGCGGCGGGGCTAGCGCCCGCCGCGGAGGCTGCGCGGCGCGGCGAGCGGCCGGCGGCGCGAGTACTCGCGCGGCAGCGTCCAGGCCGGCGGGCGCATGAGGTCGGGTCCCGTCGTCAGCTCGGGCCCCTCGGCCAGCTCCTGCCCTTCCGCCAAGTCGCGGCCGAGTTCGCGGCCCCCGGCCATCTCACGCGGGCCTGCGAGGTTCATCACGCCGGGCGGCAGGTTGCCGCCCAGATTCATCACGCCAGGCGGGAGGGTGCCGCGCCTGGAGAGATTGGACTCTCCCTGCTGTCCACGATTGAGCAGGCCGCCGAGCAGGCTCATGATGTTGCCGCCGATGCCACCGCCCAGCCCACCGGGCGCACCGCCGATGCCGCCGCCGGGACCGGGCAGGCCGCCGCCCTCGCCCCCGCCCAGGGCGCCGCCCAGTGCGCCACCGAGCGCGCCGCCCGCTCCACGTGCCACGCCCTTGAGTGCCGGTCCGAGGAATCCCATCACGTCCTCCCTTTCGCATCCGCCAGGGTCTCGTTCGCCGGCTCCTCCTTCTCCTCTTTCTCTTCTTCGTCCTCGCCGCCTTCTTCGGCGGGCGGCTCCAGCGGCGCCTCGGGCTCCTCGTCCTCGCGCTCTTCTGGCTCCTCGTCACTGAGCGGCAGATCGAGATAGGGCGCCTCGCTCGGCTCGGCGTGCGGATCGGTCGCGTCTGGCATCACCGCGCGCGGGGAAGCGAAGAGCAGCTCGCCCACCGCCTGCTGGAGCGATTCGAGCGTGCCGGCGGGACCGGGGGTCGCACTCGCGGCGAGGATGTTCTGCGTCTGCTGGAGGAGCGGGCCGCCGCGCTTCTCGATGAGGTGCCCGAGTTCGAGCGCGAGCTTCTGCCGATCGAGGTCCGGCTCGGTGCGCACGATGCCGGTGGCGCCGCAGTTCGGGCAGGGACTCGGCGGGCGGCCGAGCCCCGGCTCGACGATCGTGGTCGTGCCGCCGCAGACCGGGCAGGGCTGGTCCTGCGGCGCGGCGCGCATCATCACATCCTTGACGACGGGCGGGAGCTTGGCCGCGATGATGTGCGTCGCCTGGATGTGCGCGCGCGCGAAGAGCGCCTTCTTGTAGGAGGTGAAGAGATCGGCGACGGTCGTGCCCGAGAGCGCGCAAATCCGCTTGAGGCTCGTGCGGCGGAAACGCGGGTCGAGCAGGAGATTGACGATCTCGCCGACCTCGGCGCTCGCGTCGGCGACCGAGAGCACGTCGATGAGCGCCTGGCGCCCGCCGACCGCGCGCGCGAAGGTCTCGACCGCGACGGCGTTCAGCTCGTCCTCGCCGGTCGGTGGCTTCTGCAGGCCACGGGCGGCCGCGGGGACGAGCGCACGCGGGCGGCCGGTCTTGGGTGTCGTCAGGCGGATGGCCAGGGGTCGCCTCCTTCGCGGCGGATGACGCGGTGGCCGAGCAGCTCCAGCGCGGTGAGCCCGGGCCGCGGCGTCTCGATCGTGTGCGCGGGAATCGGGACCGGCGGCTGCTCGCGGAGCAGGCGCGCGAGATCCGCGCTGTCGCGGGGCGTCGTGCGCGGCACCGGGAGGCGTACGCCGATCATCGCGCGCGAGCGGCGGCGGCGACTCATGACTTCCACTCCCGCGTCACGACTCCCACTCCAGGCGACGCGCGCGTTCGGCGTCGCGCTCGGTGAGGCGCGCCGCGAGGTCCGTTGTTCGTTCGTCGGCGAGGTAGCTGAGGACCTCGTCGTCGTCGGGGATGTGGCCGGTTGCCCGCGAGGTGCGCTCGACGAAGGCGAGCGCGCGGCCCGCTTCGGCGTCGTCGAGGTGGCTGAGGCCGGTGTCGGCGTGCAGGAGTACGCGATCGGGCGCTGACGCCTCGGGCGCGAGGCGATCGACCAGGCGCGCGAGGAGCGCGTTCTGCGCGGCGAGGCCCTCGACGAGGCGATCGAGATCGCGGCTGATGCGACGCAGGAGGAGCGCGGCAGCCAGACGGCGGAACATGCTGGCTCCCGAGGACAGCACGGACGCGCGCGGGTGTCTAGATCCCCTTCCTGGCGCTGGCGGGCTGGCGAGCTGGCGGCGCGAGCGGGCTGTGGTGAGTCTGCGACGTCAGCCTGTCTGGTGAGTCTGCGACGTCGATCCGACGAAGGCGACGGCTGATGACTGGCTGAAAAATCTTGAAAAATTTCGCTGAATACGGGTGCACGCGCGCGCGCGCTCCCGGCCCACGGCCTCGCGGACAATTCGCCCGATATTCGCCTATTGGCCCGCGGCCGTCGAGCACGCGTGCACGCGCGAGAGAAGAGCGGCTCCGCCCTGCCAACTGGCCGGTCGGCCGGTCGGCTGGGCTGGTTTCGCCTCCGCTCGGGTACATCTTCGCCGTTTCATCTCCCCACGGCGACTCGGCAAACCATTGATTATAAAGGCTTTAGCGCTTTCGCGTCGCATAATAGGGGATTATGTTAACCACGTGCGCACGTGGCCGCATGCCTGGATAGCCAGATGCGATAGACTTTTTTCTGCCTGAGAGCAGAATCGCAACCTGGTGTCAAGCACATAATGCGAGATTATAGCCAGAAAACCGTAAGAGGTTACGGCATGCGGTCTGCAATGGCATCTCACTAAAAACGCGCGGCGGTCGCAGCGGGAGAAAAAGCACAAACGAGCACACACGAGCACACACGAACACATGCACCCGATCGACACACACAACGTCGTTGACGCACCGCGCAACCGAGTAGGCAACGAAAACGAACGCAACCATTGAGAGGACACATAGATCATGAGCCTTATTACTACTGCAGCCACCGAGTACTACCGCCGTCCCGCAGACGAACGCCTCGACTCGCCGCAAGCGCTGGTCGCGGCCGCTGTCGCACGCAAGCTGGCCTCCCGCGAGATCTCCTATAACGCAAAAGACTTGCGCATCGTGCCCGGAAGCAACGTCGGACAGATCAAACTCGCCAGCCCAAAGGGAACGGCCGATCTCACGCCGTGGTCGCACGCGCAATTGTGCCGATTCGTCGGCGCCCCATCCGCGTATGTCCGCACCCTGCCAGCCGCGATCGCAGCCGACGCGTTGAATTTCGGCCTGCAGGCCACGTCAGCGGGTACGACGGCCTCGATTCTCGCCGAGCGTAAGGCAGACGGCTCCGTCACTGCGCGCGCCATCACCTCGGAGAGTTACGGCCGACTCTGGGATGCGGATTTTTACGGGCCCGTGGTCGAGACGCTCGGAGCGCATGGCTGGAGCCTCCCGCCCACGTGGGACGGCAAGCCCGCAGGCGCCTACTCCAGCGATCGCGATTCGTTCCTGATCCTCTGCAATGGTGGATCGATCGTGACCGATCCGTCGGTCCGTGGTGGGAACGGCCAGATGTATCGGGGATTGATGCTCCGCAATAGCGAGGTAGGCGGAGCGGCCGTGTGGATCCAGCGTGTCTTGTACCAATTCGTCTGCGGGAATCACAACTTGTGGGGCGCCGTGGTCGACAGCACATACCGCCGTCGACATGTCGGCACGCGCGTGCTGAGAGATGTCCTTCGGGAAATTGGCATGACGGCCCGCACGTGGACCAATCGCGCAGCATCGGTGGATGAGGCGATCATCAGGCGCCTGATCGACACGGAGGTGGCGTCGACGCGAGAGGCCGTCATAGATGAGCTTCGTGCCATGGGCGCGTCACAGGCCGACGCGGAGACCGCCTACGCCACGTGTGAGCGCGAGTTTGACGCCTCACCACGGTCCTACTGGGGTCTGTCGCAAGGGCTCACGAAGTCGTCTCAGGCAAGCGGATACCAGGATGATCGGCTCGCCTTAGATCAGCTGGCGTCCAAGCTGCTCGCGCGCGGCGCAAAGCTCGTTGCAGCGTAGGCGCCTGAGTGTTGCGCGAACGGGCAGGGGATCGCGGGTTCCCTGCCTGCTGCGGAACATTCAGGTTCCCAACAGACGACAAGGGATCAACCGACGATCATGAAGACGACGACAACGGCTTACCCGCGCCTGCCTGAATTGGCGCCACGCGCGGCCGACGAATCGACACAGGCGTACGGCCTCCGGGCTCTGGCGTTTGTGCTGCAGACAGGCGTCACCGCGACACTGAACGAGGAAACGCTCGCATGCGCCGATCATGTGTACCCGATTGCGATCGGGCATCCCGACATCAGCTTGACGGCCGCGGTGCGGCTCGCAGACGTGCAGCGGGAGGTACGCGCCGCGTTGAGACGGCGCGCCAGCGTGCCGATAGCGGCTGAGGCGCCCGCCACGACAGGCGCGCCCGAACGGCCGACAGCGGGCCCGATGGCTCCGTTGGCTCCGCCGCCTGTGCGGCCGGTACCCCCTGCTACGGCTCGACCGGCGGTCGCGACACCTGGACCCGCGCCCGCGCCCCGGGAGGCGTTTGCATTCTGAGAACGGAGAGTGACACATGGCAACCGACAAGACAGAGAAGATTGCAGACTTGCTATTTGAAGTCATCGACGAATGGAAAACGCTTCACCAGGCGTCAGAAGACGAAGTCTTCACCGAATGCAATTGTTGCGGCGGATGGGAAGAACACAAAGATGGGTGCCCGATTCCCGTAATCGAGGCATGGCTCAATCGCTGAAACGAAACGGCTCGAAGTACCGGCACCCACGACTACGACAAGACAACGACAACGACGACAACGACAGACAGGGAGCAGCAATCATGAGCGCACGAAAAGCAAAAGAGCAGACAGCCGAGCGGTACCTCGTCGTGAGCGAGGAACGCAGTGGCTTTTCCGGGGAGCGGTACTTCCACCTGCACGGGAAGATTGCGACGCGGGCGTACAAGGATGGCGGGTACGCCTATCCGCGGGGCATGGACGACGATCATGCGTACGGCAACCAGGAACCGCTCTACTCGGGTCTGCGAGTCAGCTGTCAAGGGGACGAACGGTCACAAGTGCGCGCGGACGAACCCGTGTACGCGTTCTGCTGCGAGTACCGCGACGTCTACAGCGTCGGCGTAGCGAAAGCGCGGCGCATGGCGAAAACGCTCGACCGCATCGAACGCGGACTGGCGAAGCTTCAGGAAAGCCGTGGGTACGTTCGCGGGTTTGGCGACTACTGCGGTCGCGTGGCAGAGATACTCGGCTGCACCGGCATTGCAGTCGAGCGGTCGACAGCAGGGAAGTACGACGGGCAGAAATGGGATTGGCTGAGCATCGGAGACGGCGTGAATCGGATTGCATATCGGATTGCGCAATGGCAGGCCGAAGCGCGCAAGCCGGAGACCTCCTCGACGGACACGGCGGAGACGGAGACCGTGTCCTAGGCGTATCGGCGCATTGGCGCATCGGCTACGGGTGTTAGAAACACGAAGCGCGGACGCGCTTTGTGTCGCGTGAATGGACACGCTAGTGAAGAGACACCTGGAGAGCGATTACCACGACCACGACATCAGACAAGAGAGGACTACGACAATGGCTATGACGATCAAGATCATCCCGAATGTGACCGGCAACCCGCCCGGCAAACTCGCCGATGCCGAATTGCATTTTGACGACGGACCGCTTGCAGGCTTGAAGCTGATCGGCTTTGGCGTCTGGGAGCGGCGCGACAGCGCGCGGACGCGGACCGTAACTTTTCCCGCGCGGCAATACACCATCAATGGCGAGCGCAGAAGCTTTGCGCTCTTGCGGGCCATCGGGGACTTGAGCGCATTGGATGGCATGCGCGCGCGGATCGTCGAGGCGTATGACGCGTACGAGCAGCGCGACCAGTCGACGGCGATCCAGGAGACACCACGGCAGACGTCGCAGCAGGCGCCGCGGCCGGCTGAGCCGCGGCCGGTCGAGCCGATGCGCGCGACGCAGCCGACGCAGCCGACGCGTACGAGTACTGCGCCGTCGGCTGATGACATTGGGTTCTAGGAGCGAACGACGATGACGACGACAAGCACGACGACGACGACGACGAAGTACTACCGGGTCAAGGTGTATGTCGGGCCCGTCCACGTCGAGCACTACGCGGCGCAAGCAAGGACGGCCGGACTGACGGACGTCTGGACGGGCACCGAACACGTGTACGGGATAGCGGCTGCGCCCGCCCTGGAGACCGAGACGGATCGGCTGGTTTTCCGCCAGCAAATTGCTGCGCGTATCTACGGGACGCCTATGGCCACGGCATGGCGGGATGTCGAGATCCTCGGGGCGGCCTGACCGGCTGCCCCGCCTCCGCCGTTGGCGCACGACACACAGGAATGCCCGTACGCGTGAGCCGGCCAGAACGCCGCGCGCACGGCTGAGCTAGATGGTGTAGACTAGGAGAGAGATGTGATGACTGTCCGTAATGGAAAGGTGAGGACGACAATGGCGAGAACGAACGCGCACATGCACCGCGCGTGTGGACAAACGCAGACAGAGGAGCAGGAGCGATGATTGCGCTCTTGCTGCTCGCGATTCTCATCACGCTGCTCGGGCTCTGGGCGTGGGTGCCGTGGGTACTCGGCGCCTGGCTCCTGCTCTGGATTGTGACGGCGCCGATCCGCTGGGGCTTCGCATGGGACCAGCGACGCTTCGATCGCTGGACGGCGGCCAGATGGCGCGCGCTCGACGAAGCCGGTCAAGCCGTCAAGGCCGCACTGGCCTATCAGGCTTTTACGCCGGAGGATCCGGAGGGCTGGTCACGCGCGTGGGACGCGAAACACGCGGAGGCGGAGGTCCTGCAGGCGCGCTACAACGAGCTGAGCCGCACGACTGTGCTGGAGTTTTATCAGCGCTATCTGGACGGCCCGCAGAATGCGGCGAACCGGTTGCGGTGGATGGTGGGCGAGGGGCCGAGCAGCCTGTAGGAATGCTGGCGCAACGAAGGAGCCTGCACGCATGACACCCGAGGAACAACGCGACTTGATCACGCTGCTCGATCGGCTCACCGAAGCGGCGGAGGAATTCCGCGCGAGCCGCGAGGCGATGCGGACTGCACTGGTCGCGCTGGTCGAAGCCAATGAGGCGCAGGCGCGGAGCATCGACAAGGTCATCGAGGCGAACCGGATCGCGCTGCGGGTGCTGCAGGGCCGGCAAGGCTGAGGATCGTACCGTGCCGACGGTCTGTGTGCAGTGTGCGCTGCGGGCGCTGGTGGCCGGCGAGCCGGCACCGGTCTGGGACGAGGAACCCGAGGTGCATCAGCAGCGGATGCATCCGGATCTGGAGGCGACCGCGCGGGAGCGGCGCGAACTCGAAGCGATCTTGGAGCGACGTCGTCAGCATGAGGACGAGCAGGCATGACGAATCTGGAGCGTCTCATCAAGGCGCATACCGAAGCCACGACGGTGACGACGCTGAGCGTGGCGACCGAACGCGCGGCCGAGGAGCTGGCGCGCGAGATGCTCGCCGATCCGGCCGTCCGCGCGGAGCTACGCGCGCTGGTGCGTACGCATTTCGCCGCGACGATCGCGACGCTCCGGCGAGACGGGCGGAATACCCCTCACGCGCGACGTCGCCCGCGGCGGAGGCGATAGCGGGCGGTGCACCGACGCTTCTGGTCGCACTATCGAGGCGGAGCCGCACGCGTGACCCCGCACCCATACGGACACTGACCGCTATTGGAATAAGAGGGATTCCATGGTCGATGACAGGATTCTCCGTAGCCTCGACAAGATACAGCCCCATGGGCGTACTGCATTCCACCAAGTGCAAAACCTGATCATCGAACTGGTCTACAACTACGTACGCCAAGGCATAGACTTCGAGGTGGAAATCAAAAGCCGGCGAGTCGGCACGACGACATCCGTCGTCGTC